TCAGTCAACCACCAGGGAATAATCCTTCATATTATTATCGTGCTTCACCAACGCTGCCTCAATTGCCCTGAATGCTTCCAGAGACACCTTATGTTCTATACATGCAATTACAACATCAGGGTAACTCATAGAAATGGTGCTATTAAGCATATTTTTTACACGAATCAGATCCACGGAGGGATCATCAGCAGATTGTTCTTTATTCATTTTGTCGCTCCATGCGCTTGCTCTTCATCTAGCGGTTAAAATATTACTTCAAATCTTTCTGTATGAAGATTTGAGCACGTTGGCCTTACATACATCTGTCGGTTGTATTTCCCTCCAGAATGCCAGCAGGACCGCACTTTGTTACACAACCAATACTATTAATTGAAAACATTCCTAATATTTGACATAAATCATCAACAAAACACAAAGAGGTCAGACCAGATTGAAACGATAAAAACGATAATGCAAACTACGCGCCCTCGTATCACATGGAAGGTTTTACCAATGGCTCAGGTTGCCATTTTTAAAGAAATATTCGATCAAGTGCGAAAAGATTTAAACTGTGAATTGTTTTATTCTGAACTAAAACGTCACAATGTCTCACATTATATTTACTATCTAGCCACAGATAATATTCACATTGTGTTAGAAAACGATAACACTGTGTTAATAAAAGGACTTAAAAAGGTTGTAAATGTTAAATTCTCAAGAAATACGCATCTTATAGAAACGTCCTTTGATAGGTTGAAATCAAGAGAAATCACATTTCAGCAATACAGGGAAAATCTTGCTAAAGCAGGAGTTTTCCGATGGGTTACAAATATCCACGAACATAAAAGATATTACTATACCTTTGATAATTCATTACTATTTACTGAGAGCATTCAGAACACTACACAAATCTTTCCACGCTAAATCATAACGTCCGGTTTCTTCCGTGTCAGCACCGGGGCGTTGGCATAATGCAATACGTGTACGCGCTAAACCCTGTGTGCATCGTTTTTAATTATTCCCGGACACTCCCGCAGAGAAGTTCCCCGTCAGGGCTGTGGACATAGTTAATCCGGGAATACAATGACGATTCATCGCACCTGACATACATTAATAAATATTAACAATATGAAATTTCAACTCATTGTTTAGGGTTTGTTTAATTTTCTACACATACGATTCTGCGAACTTCAAAAAGCATCGGGAATAACACCATGAAAAAAATGCTACTCGCTACTGCGCTGGCCCTGCTTATTACAGGATGTGCTCAACAGACGTTTACTGTTCAAAACAAACAGACAGCAGTAGCACCAAAGGAAACCATCACCCATCATTTCTTCGTTTCTGGAATTGGGCAGAAGAAAACTGTCGATGCAGCCAAAATTTGTGGCGGCGCAGAAAATGTTGTTAAAACAGAAACCCAGCAAACATTCGTAAATGGATTGCTCGGTTTTATTACTTTAGGCATTTATACTCCGCTGGAAGCGCGTGTGTATTGCTCAAAATAATTGCATGAGTTGCCCATCGATATGGTCAGCTCTATCTGCACTGCTCATTAATATACTTCTGGGTTCCTTCCAGTTGTTTTTGCATAGTGATCAGCCTCTCTCTGAGGGTGAAATAATCCCGTTCAGCGGTGTCTGCCAGTCGGGGGGAGGCTGCATTATCCACGCCGGAGGCCGTGGTGGCTTCACGCACTGACTGACAGACTGCTTTGATGTGCAACCGACGACGACCAGCGGCAACATCATCACGCAGAGCATCATTTTCAGCTTTCGCATCAGCTAACTCCTTCGTGTATTTTGCATCGAGCGCAGCAACATCACGCTGACGCATCTGCATGTCAGTAATTGCCGCGTTCGCTAGCTTCAGTTCTCTGGCATTTTTGTCGCGCTGGGCTTTGTAGGCGATTGCGTTATCACGGTAATGATTGACCGCCCATGACAGGCTGACGATGATGCAGATAATCAGAGCGGATATAATCGCGGTTACTCTGCTCACTGTTGCCCCCACAAACAGACTTCACGCTCAATCTCACGACGAGTCATCAGGCCTTTCCATTGCTTACCGCCAGCGTATGTCCAGCGACGCAGCTGATCACATGCGCCTTTGATATCGCCCTGGTTTATTTTGCGAAGAAGCGTCGATGTTCTAAAATTGCCAGCACCCACATTGTAAACGAATGAGTAAAGAGCGCCGCGCGTTGTTTCCGGTATATCGACTTTGATATACGGGTTAATTTGTCTGGCGACAGTGGCAAGGTCTTTATTCAAGAGTGCTTTGCATTCTGCTTTGGTATACGTTTTACCGAGCATGATGTCTTTTCCGGTGTGTCCGTGACATACAGTCCATACACCAACAATATCTTTGTATGGTATGTAGCTGACACCTTCCAGACCATCGTTACCACTTGGGCCAGTGATTAACACTGATGCTATAGCAATTGCTCCGCCACCAATAGCAGCAGCAACGGCTTTTCGTAATGATGGAGGCATTATTCACCTCTCGCAGCCTTGCGCTTATCTTCTTTAATCTTGAAATAAAGGTTTGTCAGGTACGTCAGCAGGCCAAATACCAGGCTACCCAGCACACCTATTGCTGCCCACTGTGAGGGAGTGACTTTATCGAGCAGCTGTAAAAACCAGTAACCGGCACTACCTGCTGAGGTGCCATAGGCGACTCCAGTTGTTAACTTATCCATGAATTTCATAACCCCACCTCGCAGACAAAGCGGGTGTAAATTGAGGGAATACAACGTATCGCAAAAAAGCAGAAACGTAACTGACTCCGAGTCAGTGAATAACTCAGGTATTGAGTTATCAGCTAATATCGAGACTCAAAAAATGGAAAAACCAGCTCGACGGCGGGTTTAAGCTGTGTGACGAAGTAACCACTCTTAACAGCATAACCAATTTTTTACGTACGTAAACCACTGAATGATATTTATGAGAATGCTACCGAGTGTTCAAAACATCACCACAAATACATAAGAAAACCTCAACAAATAACCAATAAATAATTTCCAGTGTTATTTTTAGCCGGTTTAAATTAAACAGACGAATTATAGAACCACCATAAATAACAGCCATTAATATAAATTAGCTAATAGATTTATTTTTGTTCAAATAAGAGCCATAAATAGGTTTCGATAGAAAAAGTTCAGATAAAAATAGAGATCTACTTCACAAATTAAATGAGAAACTAAAACTTACATCTTGAAATAATCACATTGATTAGATGAATATTTATCGCGCAGTGACATCATTTTTTAATAATAGTTCAAAAAAAAGGGCTCACGATGAAAAAATTAACAGTGGCAATTTCTGCTGTAGCTGCATCAGTACTGATGGCGATGTCTGCTCAGGCAGCTGAAATTTATAATAAAGACAGTAACAAGCTGGATCTGTACGGGAAAGTTAATGCCAAGCACTACTTTTCCTCTAACGATGCAGATGATGGTGATACTACTTATGTTCGTCTTGGCTTCAAAGGCGAAACCCAAATCAACGATCAGCTGACTGGTTTCGGTCAGTGGGAATATGAATTCAAAGGCAACCGCGCTGAATCTCAAGGTTCCTCCAAAGACAAAACCCGTCTTGCATTTGCAGGCCTGAAATTCGGTGACTACGGCTCAATCGATTACGGCCGTAACTACGGTGTAGCATACGACATCGGTGCGTGGACTGACGTTCTGCCAGAATTCGGTGGCGATACCTGGACCCAAACAGATGTGTTCATGACTGGTCGCACCACTGGTGTTGCAACCTATCGTAACAACGACTTCTTTGGTCTGGTTGATGGTCTGAACTTTGCTGCTCAGTACCAAGGCAAAAACGATCGTAGCGATTTCGATAACTACACCGAAGGTAACGGTGATGGCTTCGGTTTCTCTGCTACCTATGAATACGAAGGATTCGGTATCGGTGCAACTTATGCGAAATCTGATCGTACCGACACTCAAGTTAATGCAGGGAAAGTTCTTCCTGAAGTATTTGCTTCCGGTAAAAATGCAGAAGTTTGGGCCGCAGGTCTGAAATATGACGCTAACAACATTTACCTGGCCACTACCTATTCTGAAACCCAGAATATGACTGTATTTGCTGATCACTTCGTTGCTAATAAAGCTCAAAACTTCGAAGCTGTTGCACAATATCAGTTCGATTTCGGTCTGCGTCCGTCCGTTGCTTACCTGCAATCTAAAGGTAAGGATATTGGAGTATGGGGCGATCAGGACTTAGTCAAATATGTTGATGTAGGTGCAACCTATTACTTCAACAAAAATATGTCTACTTTCGTTGATTACAAAATCAACCTGCTTGACAAAAATGACTTCACTAAAGCACTCGGTGTAAGCACTGATGACATCGTTGCTGTAGGTCTGGTTTACCAGTTCTAATCTGATTACGAAAAAGATATGTTGCGGGAGGCGTTGCCTCCCCAACATATAAGTGGCTCCCTCAAGCCACTTCCTTTAGGAGCACAACCTTGCTTCTAACTATATAAACCTTCTGTTATATATTACCCTTTATTTTTGGGGGCGTTGCAACGCCCCATTTTTAATAACTTTCAGTAAACAATTGGCATATTAATTAGAGTTATTAACAACGATATCCATCTCTAACCGGATATCTAATGCCATTAACATCCCTTCAATTATGCCCTCAGCCTTCTGTAACCTTTTCCCGATATAACCATCAGAGCAGCAATGCTTACCTGCCAGTGACATGAATGTCATACCGACTACATAATAATCTACTAATAAATCGTGCAAATCGCTGTTGTTCTTTTTCAGACGGGCCATGCACCCGCAAATGATCATCGCGTCATCGTCACAACATTGCGGGCGAGATTTTACTTTTGAAGGAATTAATCCCTTAAAACCGGCGGCAATGGACGACCAGGTCACATCTTCATGATTATTAGCCGCCCACGCTCCCCAACGTTCAAGAACCATCTGAATATCACGCATTAACTTTCTCCACAAAATCAGGCCAGCACACCAATCGCCAGTGCGCGATCGATAAAACGAAATATCAGCTCCAGCTGGGAGCCATACTTCTCTTCAAATGCCACGGTATCCGCATGCAGTTCGTCGTGGTGTTTTCTGCACAAAGGCAGCACAAAAAGGTCATGCGCTTTTGTACCCATTCCACCCTGACCATGGCCTATCAGATGATGCGGATCATCAGCTGGCTTTCCACAACATGCACACGGCTGTGTCTTAACCCAGCGCGTGTACTTTTCATTAACCCAGCGGCGACGTTTTGGGCGTAACATAAAAGACTCCGGCGACTCCGGATCCACTTTCAGCGCCAGCACCTTTTTCGCCTTATCCTGGATGATGCTGGTGGCAGGAACCGAAGGCACAAGGTCACTTTCCCGGGTAACAGACGGCACAACAGGCTTCGGTAATCTCAGTGCCTTACGGGCTGCACTTTCCGGTAAGGCATCCGCCAGATCATTACGAATCAGCCACCAGCACAGTTCCGGCATTGTCACAACGTGACTGTCATCAAAACCGAGATCCCGACGCACAACAGACAACACCCAGCGGGCACAGTTATCCGTTGCCATTGATTCCAGCCGTTCCGTGAACTGATCGCGCAGCTGGTTATCGCAGTGCCAGCACAGACGGATTGCACCCGGAGCGTGTCGCATTGTGGTCATGTTCTCGCTGTGCCAGTCGGAATGAGGCCACTGGCAGCCTTTTTCACGAAGTAACCAGCTTTCAAGACATTCCACGCCACCAGCACGACGGATCACTGCCTCATTGCGGAACACGGCCCGAACGGCAGGATCATCCGCCAGCGGTTGTGATGCCGCCGGAACGGCACCACTGGCGAAAGATGAATAACGCTCCGGCTCAGGCTCCAGCAGGACACGCCCCTGCATAAACAGGGGCATCAGCTCTGAACCTGGCCTGAACAATACGATCCCCATACGCGGGGCAATTTCAGGGGTCAGTAGTGCTCTCACGGTCACCTCAATGAACGGTATCGAGCAGCTTTAACAGCTCAGGGAATCGGGATTCGAAGAAATGCGGCTGCGTCTCGCGCGGATTTGCGGGACTGGTGATGTTCTTGCCGAACATGCAACCTTTCGCTGTCAGCGACCAGAATTTTTTGATGTTGTTAATCGCTGTACGGCTGTATCGTTCGCGCTGCTCGACGATCCCCAGTTTCACCATCTGGTGATATGCCTGATTAGCCGTCAGGCGTATACCATACTGTTTCAGCAGTGCACTCAGTGACAGTGTCGGGCGACTTGAGCCATCGTGTGCATCAGCAGGAGCATCAATGGCATAGCGCGGTGCCAGATTCGGTAAGCCAACAGCCTCCTGGAGTTTCTGACAGGCACCAAGCACTGAAGAGTTAGACAGGTTTAACTCCCGGCGCATAAAGTCCAGCAGGATCACGCCAGCCTGCATCTTGTCAGCAGCCTGTCCGGATAATTTTTCCGGTGCGCTGGTTACCATATCGAAAGTACGGATCACCTTCAGATGGAATGACGGGCTGATCCACATTGCATAGGCATACACCAGTTCTTTGCAGACATACGTCCCCTGGTTATTTCCGCCACGAATAACGTTAACTGGCTCTATATTGACCGAGTTGCAAATCTGCAACTCGCTTATTAAACGTTCAGTTTGCTCATTGCGGAGCCAGAATGCAGGCTTATGCTTATCCAGAGAACCGGCAGCCCTGTGCAGATCGTTCAGGCTGTAACGACCATAAGCATCACGACGAACTTCAATACCATCAATGACCATCAGATTATTCATACTTCGTTTCTCCTCTTAATCAGGCGGCTGCACCCGCCGGTTTCTCGTACTTACTGATAGTGATCTCGACCTTCCCTTCCGGGATAACCGGTCCCCACTCCACCAGCATTCTTTTCACCTGACTGTCGTCTTCCCACACACCCGCATGGGTCAGGGCGTCAAACAGCGCCTTGTTATAGTTGTCCAGATCGCGGATCCGGTTATCCGGAGGAAACAACACGATCTCCACTGAAGCAGGTGCCGACGTTGGTTTCGGCAGACGACGTAACTGCTCAACTATTGCTGCGCACGCCGCGCTCTGGAATTTGCGCCCCGCTGCGCTTATCAGACTCTTACCAGCAAACGCCCCTTTGTTGGGGTGTCGCCAGTACGTGTTCACGCTGGGAGGGAAAGGCAAGATCAGCTTCATACTTTCAGGCCCCTCTCATGTAACCAGTGGGCTGCACGCAGCCTGGCGTTTTCCTCACCGGCAAGCAGTGCGCGGATAATCCCGACCGCCTCGCTGTCGTCGTCCTTCACCGCGGTATGAAGAGTTATCCCCCGGGCCACGCCACGCTTTATCGTGATGACGCTTTTTTTCTCCAGTGCGCGAAGATGCTCCACCGCTGCATTCACCGAACGGTATCCCAGCATGGTTGCCACCTCCTGATTGGTTGGCGGAAAGCCACGTTCTTGCTGGTAAGAAATCAGCATATCCAGCACCTGCTGCTGGCATTGAGTTAACGTCGTCATGCCGCCATCTCCCTGACCAGTTTTTCCGCCTGCTGGCGAACCTGCGCCAGAAAGGCCTCACCACATGCCTCAAGTTCATCGCGCCCGATGTAGCTGATTGCCGGTCCCTTCCAGGTCTTGTCGAAAACAGCAATAGCACCAGCGAAGAAAGCGCCTGTCGGCACCTGCTTCTCGTCCTTCGGGATAAACCAGGCTGGCAGTTCAAAACCAATACGCCCGCGAATAAAAGCAATATGGTCTGCATCTTCCGGCCACCACACTTCGCTGGTGGCAGCTTTGATCAGGAAAACATAGCGCCCGCCTTTATCACGCATGGCACTGGCATGCTTCATGATGTAACGCATGCCGGTGATGTATTGCCCCTCATGCTGACTGGCGCGGCTGTACGGGGGATTACCAAAGGCAGCACCTTTAAGCTCCGCAAGACGTTCTGACCAGTCATGCGCCAGCGCGTTGTCTTCCGCAGTGTAATACGCGGCGCATTTGGCGTTATCACCATCAGTAAACAGATCCAGAACAAACGGGCCAAACAGGGTGTTAATTCCCCAGAAAATGTTGTCCGGCGTGCGCCACTGATCGCCCACTTCCTTCAGTTCATGGGCTGGTTTGTTCCGCAGCTCCACCAGCGCCTGGCAATATTTATTACTCATTAAGCCCCCACGTAATTCCCTGACAGATACCACTCTTCACCCGATGCAGCGCGCTTGCTGCTTTTCCGTAAACACCGCTCACGACGCGCAAGAAAATTGTTTCGCTCTTGCTGGGAGTGGCTTTCACGGAATGCCGCCATCCACACCGTTGCAGCACGACGGTATAAGCCCCTGGACTCCAGTTCTTCCGCCTGGCGGGTCAGGCACAAAATCACCCGGGGATCGTTAGTGCCGACATAGAAATTGCGCACAGGTCTGGATTCACGAACTGGTTGCGGTTCCGGCTCCTGCGGTATCTCAGTCAGCCGCGGGAAATGTCTGCGTGTATCCCCTTCACAACGGTGAGCCACACGCCCACTCTGACGTAACTTGCTTGCTGACTGCAGAACGCGCTGTCGTGAGTAACCTGCAAAAGCATCCGCAATGTCTCCGGAAGTACACCCCGGATGGGCTTCAATGAATTTCTGAACGTCATTCAAAAGACTCATGATCACCCCCTGAATCCTGCCGGGATCTGGCTGTAGTCCACGTTGTCGTAACTGGCTTTGAAGTACGGGTCTTCGCGTTTTTCGGTGTACGTGCTGACGGACGGCGATAAGCGCAGGGAAAGCTCATCCCATTTTTCCCGCAGCTTCGACGGGCTGAGCACGTTACGGCACCAGAACGGATCGCGACTGACGCGGCTGTACATCTCGCAGATTTGTTTATGAGTACGACCATCCTGCACACACATCAGGCGAATTTCGTTTGCCCAGGCTGTCCAGTTCGGTTCTTTGGGACGAACCACCTCGCCGTCACATTCGGCGGCATGCTCGTACAGGGCGATGATTTTTTTCCAGAGCCACTGTGCGCAGGTCAAATCATCCTGCGTCCCCCACTGGCGCTTTTTAGGGCTGAATACAACCGCATCAGGATGGCGAGTTAAAAAATCCTGTTCAGCCGTCTGCGTGTCCGGTTGCGAAGAGTCCGGACGAGAAGGTTTTTTATCTGACGGATCATGTTTTGATTTTACTGACGGATCCCCGCCAGATTCTGACGGGTGAAAACCCGCTTTTTTGCCAGATTTCGACGCATCAAATTTTGACGGGTCAGATTTTGATGCGTCAGATTTTGACGGGTCAGAATCTGACAGTTGAGAAAAAGCCGCAGCCTGAAGCTTCGCAACGTTAAGCTGATAAACATTCGACGCATTGCGGTTACCCTGGCGACGCGCCTTACGCGTTAACCAGCCTTCTGCTTCCAGCCGTGCGATAGCCGTTCTGACGGTACTCATCCCCGCGCCAATCTGGCGGGCAATGGTTTCAATTGATGGCCAGCACACACCTTCGTCATTACTGAAATCAGCCAGGCGTGCCATAATTGCCACGCTGGATAATTTCATGCCTGACGCTGCGCAACCATCCCATACATAGCCGGTTAATTTAGTGCTCATGACCGACCTCTATTTCCCTGAATTTACGACGAAACTGTTCGAGCGGACTGAAGCATTCATGCTCATAGCCTTCGCGGAGGTAGATAACCCGTTGTGTTTCCGGCTCCCAACGAATGACTCTGACGGGTACTCCGTAGTGATCTTTGAACCAGCGGTTAACTTGTCGCAAAGGACTGTCTCCTTTTGCCGGTTGAAATCACCCACAGCCCACTCTGCAAAGCTGTGGGTTACAATTACCCTGCCACCTGGTACATTTACTGCATAGCAATACTCCACCTTCGCTTTTCCACCCGGTACAGGAAGCGCAATCAGTTGCGAGCGACGGTAGTGTGTTGTTAAACTGTTCATGCGTTAGTTTCTCCACAGTCACGACACGCCACGGCGCCCGGAGCTGCACACTCGCGGGCGTCATTACTTTCTGAAATGCAAAAAATTTTGTAGACCAGTGCTGCATGCTCCTGCAGCTTCGAAATTGAGAGGTACAGCTCGTCGTTAATTGCTGTCTTCTCATGCGGTTCCACTACACCGTCTTCAATTGCTGAACGAATCTGTTTTGAATAACTGCCGATCTGTTCAATGACCTCCAGCAGGCGTTGGTTGATATCGGCGTTGTCCACATCCTCGACATCAGGAAGAGACACAAAGACGCCATTTGCAGACTGCGCCACAGCGTCAGCAATGAAGTGAGTTCCACCAGCACGTTGCAAAATCATTGCCCATCCCAGCGGGAAAATCTGATCGCCATCGGCACGAAGGCGGTTAAATAATGCGTTCTCTGTTACATCCAGCCAGTCAGCAGCTTCAGCGTACCCCCCCGGCAACGCTGCGATAGTTTTTCTGACAGCTTTCACGTACCACTCAGGCTGTTTTTCTACTTTCCAGTGATGCTTACCCACGGTTCACCTCCTGTTCCTGTGGTTTAAACCCATTCTGGTTTTGGCTAGATTGAAAACGCGCCGGATAAAGAATCTGCATTTCGCTGACTTCACCCTTAAAAAAATTGGCTAAACGTTCTGCAAGCTCGATAGATGGAATCTGCTCCAGCCTCTCAATACGACTCAACGTCGCTGGATTGACTTGAACACCCGCAGCAACATGCTGCAAAGTGAAACCATGCGCCTTACGCACATTTCGTAATGGTGATTGCATATGCCCTCCAAATATTGCGCGTTATGCATGTTATTTCACGCAATTATTTTGCGCAAGTTGATTTGCTTATCACGCAATAAAGAAATGTAATAAACGCATGAACATAGGAAACCGAGTCAGACAACTTCGCCAAGCGAAGAACATGAAAATCGCCGATCTCGCTGAAGCAATAGGAGTAGATGCGGCGAACATCTCGCGCTTAGAAACGGGTAAGCAAAAACAATTTACCGAACAAACACTGAGTAATATTGCCAAGAGCTTAGGTGTTGATATTGCTGATCTCTTTACCTCTGCCCACAAAAGTAATACTGTATATAAAAACAGTAATAATGAGGATGTTGCGCAGGTGAAGGATGTGTTCCGTATTGAAATGCTGGATATCAGTGCCAGTGCGGGAAATGGCCTTATCCAGGGCGGTGATGTCATTGATGTGATTCATGCCATCGAATACAGAACTGATAATGCTGTATCAATGTTCGGCGGACGACCAGCCAATCACATCAAAGTTATCAACGTTCGTGGGGACAGTATGTGTCCAACCATTGAGCCAGGAGATCTCATCTTCGTTGATGTCAGCATCAATCAGTTTGATGGTGATGGTATATATGTCTTTGGTTTTGATGACAAAATATACGTTAAAAGACTTCAAATGATTCCTGACAAACTGCTGGTGATTTCTGATAACCAGATTTACCGTGAATGGGGAATTACTAGCGAAAACGAACACCGATTCATGGTCTTTGGAAAGGTCTTAATCAGTCAGTCGCAAACCCTTAAGAGACATAATTAACCTCAATATCCCATCCATCGGCCACCGAAAGGTGGCTTTTTATTACCTATAAATTTGCATATCTCGCAAATATCACTTGCATATCTCGCAATTTGATTTTATCTTTTGTTCCAGACCAACTACAGGATTACAACAAAATCTGGTTGCAACACGGTGCATGTGTCGTAAGCAGTCAGTAAATGTCAAAAACGAACAGGCAGGACGCCCACGAAGTAGCCGCCGGTGGCGTATGAATGACCGGATGATTCGTTAAATACTATGTGTAAGAGAGCGCAAATGAACCGTTATTTCACATGCTCGTTTTGTGGCGCAAACGAGCTGCAGGCAAAAAAAATCATCGCCAAAGGCGGAAAAGATGAAGTTGCTATCTGCTCTGAGTGCGTAGTCTTGTGTGTCGGGGCATTAATCAATAGCAGCACAACTATTCGGTTCACACCAAATGAGAATGCGCCTTTAGATGCGCGGAAATCTGGAGGTTAAAGAACAAAATGAAAGTCCAGATTTTAAACAATAGTGTGAAGTCGTTTGGTCATACGACATAGCAGCTCCTGTAGATCAGAGCGGCGATAGCTGGACCAATGGGAAACATCAGATTATGGCTGGAGTTGTATTCTCTTTACGCCGTGCTTTGGAACAGGCTGAAGTCTTTCCATCAGACCATGAATGGAAATGGCCTTTTTCTATTTGTCCAAATTCGGAGAGTACATTTCAGAAAATTGGTCAGAAAGTCGCACTCGAAGAGCATCAGCCAACTGTTTCCTGATTTTTTCAGGTAACTCGTCGGCATCGCAGAAACAACAACGCTCGATCATGTTGAAAGCCGATTCGTAGAACTGTTTCTGCTGAGTGTCGCTGAGACAGGAAAAGAGCGACGTTACGATGATTTTATTAATTGCATTATCAAGTTCTTTTTCATCAAAAGTCATTTGATTTTCCTTTTATGTATACGGGCTTAAAAGGATACCACCGAGCCTGAAGTGGTGAAAAGACAGGCACATAACAGCTAAGTATTTTCAACCAGAGAGAATCCTTAGCGTTGTGGTGAATGCGGCTCAGCGCACGCGGGTTAAGGTTGAGGCTGACAGTCGACCTTCTGTGGATACCCACCCGCCTGGTGTGCAACCTTCGCCAGGCACCGGGAGGCACCCGGCACCACAACTTTATGCTGTGTGTAGTCCTGGCGGTACCAGTTTGTACCCTTGCTTCCGGCTGGTACCGTCCTTTTTACAAAACAGAGAAGAGCATCACCGGACGACGGGCTCATAACCCAATCCATCCGGGCGGCTGCCACCGCAGGTGTTCTTCTCTGTTTTGTGGAGAAACTAATCGGCCTTGCAGGGTCGATATGATGAGGAGCAGCAAAATGGCTAGCGAACGCAGTACTGATGTGCAGGCATTTATCGGGGAGCTGGACGGCGGCGTATTTGAAACCAAAATCGGCGCAGTTCTCAGTGAAGTCGCTTCCGGTGTGATGAACACGAAAACCAAAGGTAAGGTCTCACTCAACCTGGAAATCGAACCATTTGATGAGAACCGTGTGAAAATCAAACACAAACTCTCATATGTTCGCCCGACTAACCGCGGGAAAATTTCCGAAGAAGACACCACCGAAACGCCGATGTATGTCAATCGCGGTGGTCGCCTGACTATTCTGCAGGAAGACCAGGGACAGTTACTGACTCTTGCCGGTGAACCTGACGGAAAACTCCGCGCAGCAGGTCGTTAATATCGTTTTTAATTAACTGATTATTTATCTCATCACTGAATATCTTTATATAGTGAGGACTTATTATGTCTCAGAACTTAGACGCAACCGCAATTAATCAAATCCATGCCCTTATTTCTGCTCTGGGTGTTAATGAAATTATCAGTAAGATTGGTGCCGATGCTGTGGCATTGCCTGAGAATTTCCGCATTCATGACCTGGAAAAATTTAATTTAAATCGCTTCCGTTTCCGTGGTGCGCTTTCCACTGCCAGCATTGATGACTTTACCCGTTATTCTAAAGATCTTGCAGATGAAGGCACCCGCTGCTTTATCGATGCTGATAATATGCGTGCCGTCAGTGTGCTTAACCTGGGTACTATTGATGAACCAGGCCACGCAGATAACACCGCCACTCTCAAACTGAAAAAGACAGCACCGTTCTCTGCTCTGTTGTCTGTTCACGGCGAGCGTAACTCCCAGAAATCACTGGCAGAATGGATTGAAGACTGGGCCGACAACCTTGTGGGCTTTGATGCTAATGGTGACGCCATTCAGGCAACCAAAGCGGCTGCGGCGATCCGTAAAATCACAATTGAAGCGAACCAGACTGCTGATTTTGAAGACAATGACTTCAGCGGCAAACGCTCCCTGATGGAGTCTGTCGAAGCGAAGACCAAAGACATTATGCCAGTGGCATTTGAATTTAAATGCGTTCCGTTTGAAGGTCTGAAAGAACGTTCTTTTAAATTACGCCTCAGCATTATCACTGGCGATCGTCCTGTACTTGTTCTGCGCATTATTCAGCTGGAGGCGGTGCAGGAAGAAATGGCTAACGAATTTCGCGATCTGCTTGTTGAGAAATTCAAAGACAGCAAAGTAGAAACCTTTATTGGTACTTTCACCGCCTGATTTGATTACTGCAAATGCCCCTGCGGGGGCATTTATGGAAACGTAATTAACTCAATAATCGCCGGATGGTGAGGGCTTCCTTTTACCAGAATTCAGTGCGGTGCAGCGCAAATAACGTGGAGAACAAAATGTCATTTATTAAAACTTTTTCTGGGAAGCATTTTTATTATGACAGGATAAATAAAGACGATATCGTTATTAACGATATCGCGTTTTCCCTTTCAAATATCTGTCGCTTTGCAGGACATCTTTCACACTTCTACAGCGTCGCCCAACATGCGGTTCTTTGCAGCCAACTGGTACCGCAGGAATTTGCTTTTGAAGCGTTAATGCATGATGCAACAGAAGTGTATTGCCAGGACATCCCCGCTCCACTGAAACGCCTTCTTCCTGACTATAAGCAGATGGAAGAAAAAATAGACGCCGTAATCCGTGAGAAATACGGGTTACCCCCGGTTATGAGTACGCCCGTGAAATATGCCGATCTCATCATGCTGGCAACCGAACGCCGCGATCTCGGGCTTGATGATGGCTCTTTCTGGCCTGTACTGGAAGGCATCCCGGCAACAGAGATGTTCAACGTGATTCCACTGGCACCGGGCCATGCCTACGGGATGTTTATGGAACGCTTTAAAGAGCTGCATAAGATGCATAAACAATCCAGACAGCGAAATTAACTAGTGAAATAGTTTTGTAGCAAAAGAAATGAGGTTATCAAAAATGCTTCAAATGCTGACACTTGAGGAATGGGCTGCGGAAAAATACAGAAGTAATCCTCCAAGCGTGTCCACATTGCGTCGTTATGCTAAGCAGAATTTATTTTGTCCACCGGCAATGAAACAAGGTCGACTATGGCGAGTGCGTGAGGACGCAGAGTTAGTTGGGGAATTAGTTACTCCTGTCATCAAGAAAAATGATTCTATTATTCTACAAAGGATTTTAAGTAATGGTAGCCAGACCACGTAAAAATAATGTTTCAGTCCCGAACTTGTATCCGCTTTATAGTAGAAAAGTAAATAAAGTCTATTGGCGATATAAACATCCAGTGACCGGGAAGTTTCATTCTTTAGGCACAAACGAAGCTGAAGCCATTGCTATTGCCACTGAGGCAAATTCACGCCTGGCTGAGCAAAGAACCCGGCAGATTCTGGCTATCAGTGACAGGATCGCAACCAGCAAAGGAAAAGCAATCACAACGTCAACCTGGTTAGATCGCTATCAAGCAATCCAGGAAGACAGACTGAAAAGTGGCGATATAAAGCTCAACACCTATAAACAGAAAGCCAAACCAGTATCCTTGCTCAGGGAACGAGCAGGACTGAAGTTGATATCAGCCGTTGATGTCAGAGATATAGCACAATTACTTGATGAGTATATCTCTGCTGGACAGCCTAGAATGGCCCAGGTCGTAAGGTCTGTATTGATCGATGTGTTTAAGGAAGCACAGCATTACGGCGAAGTTCCACCAGGGTATAACCCTGCTCTTGCAACGAAGCAACCCAGAAGGAAAATTAGCCGTCAACGCCTCAGCCTAGAAGAATGGAAAAAAATATTCGATATCGCAGACGCCGCTCATCGTTATATGGGAAATGCCATGCTCCTAGCTTTGGTCACTGGGCAGCGTTTAGGAGATATATCCAAAATGAAATTTAGTGATATTTGGGAGGATCATCTTCACGTCATTCAGGAAAAGACCGGGAGCAAAATCGCTATCCCTCTTTCTTTACGTTTGAATGCTATCAACTGGTGTTTACGTGATGTAGTAGCTCGCTGCCGTGACTACGCAGTCAGCCCATACTTAGTGCATTTTTTCCGTACTACATCACAGGCTGAACGTGGCGCACAGGTAAAAGCTAATACACTAACGATGAACTTTAGCAAGGCACGTGATCTGGCAGAAATTGATTGGGGTACTGGAACTCCAGCAACTTTTCATGAACAAAGATCTTTATCTGAGCGTCTTTACAAGGAACAAGGGATTGATACCAGAAAGTTACTGGGCCATAAAACCCAGCAGCAAACCGATCGTTACCATGATGACCGAGGGAAAGGTTGGAGCAAAGTAGCATTGTAA